GGCGTCGGTGTAGGCGAGCGACGTGATCTCCTTCCCCGCCCAGACCACCTGGGCCCCGTCGTAGGCGTCCACGAAGGCGGCGATGCCCTCCTCGTCCCCCTCGCTGGGCACCCAGTTGCCGTAGCGCAGCAGGTAGGACACCGGCCCGCTGAACCCGTCCGGGGTGGTCGTCCAGGGGTTGTACTGCCCGGCGAAGGCGTAGTAGCCCTGCGCCCCGCAGAACGCCCCGACCGCCCCCCGCACCGGCGAGGTGTTGGTCTGCACCCGCTCGGGGCCCACCACGTTGAACTGCGCCGGCGCGCCCCCCACGCCCCCGGAGATGCGGTAGAGCGTCTCGGCCGATCGAAAAAAGATCTGGTTCAGCCACTGCGCCGGGTTGCGCCCGTTGCGGTCGCTGCGCGACGTCTCCAGCCCCCGGAACAGGTTCTGGGTCGACGTGTCCGAGAGCATCGACCAGACCGAGCCGTCGTCCAGAAAGAAGAACATCGCCCCGGCGATGTCGGTCATCCCGTTCACCGGGGCGAGGCCGTCCCCGCAGGCGACGGGGGCCGTCCAGTCCCCGCCCACCATCGGGTCGCCCTCGTTCTTGTGCACGAACTCCCCGGTCGCCCCCCACAGCTCGTCGCGCGTCGACCACAAGAGCGAGTGGCTGCCGACCTCAGCGGTCACGTCGTCCCAGACCGCACCGTCGTAGCGCCAGACCCGATCCGAACTGTCGGTCAGGTAGAGGTACTCCAGCGGAGACGGCCCCCGGGTGCGCCAGCGGGTGGCCGAGCGGGCGTAGACCCCGGGGCCCAGGTCTAAACTCTCCACGCTCTGCCCGGGCAGGTCGCCGGCGTGCCGGCGCACGTAGCGCCCGGCCAGGACGAACAGGGTCAGCGCCGGCGGGGTGCCGTGCAGCCCCTCCACGAACCCCAGCACCGGGCCCTCGGTCACCGCCCCGGTGTCGACGGGGTGCCAGCGGGGCCCCTTGCCCCGCATGGTCAGGTAGGTCTGGGCGTTCCAGGCGTAGTAGTAGCGGGGGGTCGTCGCCCCGTTCTGCGTGCGCTCCCCCATCCCCAGGTAGCTGCGCCGGTAGACGAACGACCGCTCTTTGTAGACGTCGCTGGTGGCGTACTCCTGCGCCTCGGGGAACGTGCCCGTGCCCAGCGGATCCACCCGCCGGGCGACGTGGCCGTCCGCCGTCATCAGGCCGTACTCGGGCCCGGTCTTGCCCGGGGGGACGGGCTCGCCGGCGGAATCGTAGACCACGCCGTCTGCGGGCCCGCCCAGCGCCGGCTGCACGAACGCCAGCCGCAGATCAAAAGGCCAGGGCTTGCTCCTCGTCGGAGGCATGGCCGCAGTTTAGCGGTAGGGGTCGTTCTGGTTCACGACCGCCCCCGCCAGCGCCCCGGAACCCCCCAGCCCCGAGGGCGAGGTGTGCTTTCCCAGCCCCCACGGCGAGGCGATGCGGTCGCCCCGCTCGGTCTGGGGTCGGAACAGGAAGTCGGCGTAGATGCTCGCCACCCGCGTCGCCTCGGTCGACGCCTCCTGCTGGGCCGGGAAGCGCCCCTCGCTGGCGGCCGCCTCCAGCCGGTCGCGGTGGCGACGCCACGCCTCGATGTGGGTCATGGCGGCGATGTACTCGTTGGGCACGGCCAGCTCGTCTGTATCCGCCCGGGGGCCCTGTGGGGTGTCTACCCCGTTGACCAGCCCGAAAGCGTCCCGGTAGGCCCGCACGGTCAGCCCGTCCAGCGGGGCCCCCTGCGGGATGCCCAGGTAGACCCGCCCGCGCGCCGAGAAGCACGTCCAGCCGTCGAGCGACGGGTTGCCGTAGCGCCCGCAGGGCGACAGCGCCACCCCGTCCGCGGCCACGGCCAGGATCTGGCGGGTGTCGGTCAGCCAGAACGCCTGCGCCGTCAGGTCGACCACGGCGACGGGGGCCCCGGATCCCGACCGATCGGTCACCCCGACGAGTTGGCTCAGCAGCCCCCCGGCGTATGGCGAGGGGGTGAGAGCGTAGCCGCCGTTGGGGCCGTTGCCATTGCTGCCGTTGTAACCGTTGCCGTTCAGCACCACCCAGCCGTTGGTCACCTCGCGCACGGTGGTGCGGCCGGCGTGGATGGTGCCCAGCGTGGCGGCGTCCGGCGGGGGCAGCACGGCCAGCACGTCGAGCAGGTAGCAGCGCCGCAGGCCGGCGCAGACGTCCGTGAAGAGCTGCAGGTCGGGGTGCAGATGGTGCAGCTCGATCCGCTCGCCGTCGACGGGGGTGTCCTCGTAGGGGAAGTCGACCCACAGCGACCCGCTCGACCCCTCGTAGCGGTCGACGGTGCGTACCCGGTCGTTGTCCCGAATGGCGTCCCGGCGCAGCAGGTACAGCCCCTCGTACCCGCCCAGGTCGGCGTTCGTCCGCAGCGAGGCCACGGCGACGCTCTCCGAGGTGCCCCCCGAGGCGGCCAGATCCCAGAAGGGGCCCAGGCGCGCGGCCACCTCGCGCTCGATGTCGGCCAGGGTGACCGGCGCGCCCGGCGGCAGCGGTTCGGGGACGGTGGGCAGCAGGACAACGCTCGACATAGCTCGCCCCTTCTACGGCAGGATCGCCGTCCCGCCGGCGTTCTGCACCGTGCCGGACTGGTGGGTGTGCCCGCTCATCTGCGCTTCCAGGGTGGCGACCCGGGTGGTCAGGGCGTCGAGCGCGGCCTGGGTGACCACCACCAGCCCGTTGAAGGTCAGGGCGTTGCTAGCGTTCACCGTCAGGGGCAAGTCGGCGGTGTTTCCCGCGTTGCGCCAGGCCACCACGGCGGCGTTACGGAGCCGCACGGTGCCCGCCGCGGCCGGGTTGGTCGTGCCGAGGACGAGCAGCCCGGCGTCGCCGGCGCGGAAGTTGGTCGCGTAGGCGTCCTGCCAGGGGTTGCCGCTGTTCCCCAGCCGCAGCGTGCCGGATGTCGGCAGCAGGTCGGCGGACAGGTTCATCGCCGTGCCCGAGTTGAACAAGGCGGCGTTTACCGACCCGGTGGAGGGCGTGAGCCACTCCAACCTGCCCGTGTTGTCGATCCGGAAGCGCGGGTTGGCGTCGGCCGTCACCCGGAGGTTGAGGGCGTTCGTCCCGGCTGTAGTGATGTCCGACCGAATCGCCCCGGTCATCGTCCCGCCAGTGGTGGGGAGCCCGCTCCCACCGCTGACGGTGGCCCAGTTGGTGGCGTAGTCGGTGTTGTTCGTCTTGACCAGCGCCTGCCCCGTCGTGCCGCCGGTGGGCACGCCCGGGCCGGCGGGGCCCTGCGCCCCCGTCGCGCCGGCGGGCCCCTGTACCCCCTGATCGCCCTTGGGGCCCTGCGCGCCTGTCGCACCGGCGGGGCCTTGCGGGCCGGTCGCGCCCGCCGGGCCCTGCGGCCCGGGGACGGTGCTGTCTGCGCCCGCCGGCCCCTGCGGGCCCTGCGGCCCGGTCGCTCCCGCTGCCCCCGTTGGGCCCATCGGCCCCTGCGGCCCGGTCGGGCCCGCCGGGCCAGCGACGGCGGGGACGAACAGCCCGCCGGCGCGCACCTCGGCCACGTTGGTCGGGTCGGGGTCGGGCCGGGGGGAGTATAGCTCGTCCCCCTCGTCGGGGGTCATGTACCTCGGGTGGGCGTCCGGGGCGGCGATGTGGTCGGCCAGATCCTGGTCGGTGGCGTAGATCGGGTAGGGGTCGTCGCCCCCCGCCGCCACGTCCGGGGGTGGCTCCAGATCCAGCACCACCCGCTGCGTGCCGTACGCCGGCGCGCTGCACTCCAGCTCCACCCGCCCCGGCTCGTCCGCCCACAGGGCGACCGCCCCGGTGGCATCGGTCGCCACGGGGAACACCACGGGGACGGTGGCGTCCTCGTCGGCATAGAGCGGATCGGGCCACGGCGTCGCGCTGCCGGGCACGTAGGCCCGCACGGCGACGCCCGGCAGCGGGACGGTGACGCCCCGCTGGTAGCCGAACACCGTCGCCCGCCCGAACGCCCGCCCGAACCCGGGCGGGAGCGTCAGCGCGCTCGGGGGGGAGAGGGTGATCGTCACGGCTCGAGCCTACTTCTTCTCGGGTGTGCTGGGTGCGCCCGGGATCGGGTCGGTCACCGTGCCCGTGCCCGGCTGGATCGAGGGGTCGGGCACCCCGCCCTCGGTGCCCGCCCGCAGCTCGCCGGCGTCGATCCGGCGCTGCCGCTCGGCGGCCGCCGCGTCGGCGGCCTCCTGCACGCTCTTGGGCCCCTCGTTCTCCTGGTTCTCGCCGGTGTACTGGACGTCCTGCGCGGTGGTGTCGACCGCCGGCTTGTCGTCGGGCTTGTCGTCGCGCTTGCGCTTGCTGCTCACGGCATCTTCCCCCTGACCCACTTATTCGTCAGCCCCGTCCAGGTGACCTGCTCGCCCCCGTTCAGGGTGTTGTACTGCCCGGTCGTCCACCCCGTGGTCGGGGTGGGGTTCGGGCACTGGTCGATCGAGAAGGGGGCCACGCTCCCGCCCGGCGTCCACGTCCCCGGGCTGCCCGCCGTCGCGCCCGTCGCCAGCGCCCCCGGCGTCGCCGGCGCGGGCGGGGTGTAGACCACCCACGCCGTGCCGTTCCAGGTGGCGAGCGACTTGTCCCGCAGCACGACGTACTGCCCGGTCGCCCAGGCGGCCTGCCCGGTCAGCGCCGGGCACCCGGCCAGGTTCGCCGGGAGCAGGCAGCCCGCCGGCAGCCAGCGCCCGGGCGCGCCCGCCTGCGCCCCGGTGGCGACCACCCCCGTCGCCGGGTCGGTGGTCGTGGGCGTGGTCACGATCGTCGGATCCATCACCCCGCCCGTCGAGGCCGAGAGGGCCCCTGTGGGGGTGTAGGCGACCTGCTTCCCGTCGATGTAGATGCCCCCCGGCACGGTGGTCTGGATGGGCACCCGCTGCCGGGGGTCGGTCGCTGGCGTCGGCATCTGCTCCTCCTCCGCTGGGCTAACCCGGCGTGCTGGTGAACTGGTACGTCTCGATCACGTTGTCGGTGGCGAGGCCGGGATCTTCCGCCCGCACGGTGAGGCGGTAGTACCGCCCCGGGAGCGTGTTCGCCAGGGACACCCGGTAGAACCCGGTGGCCCCGGCCACGGCCGGCACCGAGCCGCCGAACGAGCCCTGCGTCCCACCGGGGATGATCTCGGCCATCGTGTAGGTGACGGCCGCCGCCGCGCCGGCGCGCCCGCACCAGACGGACAGCACCGGCTTGGCCCCGCCTAGCACGGCCGCGTCGTGCAGCGGGATCGACAACGCGACGTCCCGCAGGATCGGGACGGTCACTTCTTCTTACTCTTGTGCGCCATCTTGTCCACCTCGGCGTCACTCATCCCCTTCACCCGAGGCGTCTTGCCCTCGTCCCGCCGGGCCTTCTCGGCCCCGAAAAACCGCTGCTGCTTCGCCGTTTTCGCAGGCACGTTCTCGCTCCTCGATCCAGCTCCAGTAGACGTACAGCGCCCGCTCCAGCGCGCCCATCCAGCGGTCGGCCCGGTTCGCCTCGTCAGCGTCCCCGGAGTAGGTGCGCCGGTAGGCTTTCAGGGCCCGCAGCAGCGTCGAGGCGCTGCGGGGCTCGACGCTGCAGATGAGGATGGGGTCGAGCTGCGGGTCGGGGTTGACCCGGATCCGCGTGACGTCCTCGACCGTGACCGATTGGTCAGCGCCCGCAGCATATGGCGAGGGGGTGGACTGGGTGGGGGTGGTCGGAGGGGTCATGACGGCCCCATCCTAGCACCCCCTCGGCACCCCCTCGTCATACGCTTTTCGGGCTACGGGTTACGGGTTGGAAACCGTCTCGCCAGGGGCCGGGGCGACCACGCCGCCGTTGGTGCCCGAGGTGTCGACCAGCCCGGGCTGCGAACTGCCGCCCAGCAGACCCGCCTCGGCCTCGCCGTCTGCCAGGAACCCGCCGAACGCGGGGATGGTGCCCTGCGTCAGCACGGCCGCCGGGTAGCGCAGCGCGCGGTTCGGCTGCATCCGGGTGACCGGGTTCGCCATCGCCCACGCCATGCGGAACGTCACCCTGAGCGCCTTGGCGTCCTGCTGCATGAGGTTGAGCAAAACGACGCCGGCGGCGTCCGAGATCACCCCCTCGGTGAACACCTTCATGTTGATGTCGTCGCGCACGGCGACGATCAGGTTGTCGGTGTCCAGGGTGAACAGGGCCGGGTTCGTCGCGCTGGCGCTG